TTCTAGTTTTTTCAAATATATTTATTCCTGAAAGCTCTATTACTTTTTCAGCTATTTCATTTTGGACTGCCCATTCGTCCATTACTATTATATCATTAGCCCATTCGTGTTTTTTATTCATTATTTTTAATTTTATTTAATTATTATTTGTATCTGATATTAAAACACCATTTCTTTTTACTTTTGGATTTCTTTCTTCTTCAATAAATCTTTTCTTTTGTATTTTCCTAATAGCTTTTTGTTTGTTGTTCGGTTTATCTTTTTTTAATGGTTTAAACTGCCTCATTCTGTTCTTAATTTTAAAAGGTTATAACATTCTGTGTATTTCTGTCTTGCTTTGCTTTTGTATTGTTCTTTAAATAATTCGTATAGTTTTTTAGTGTATTGATATTTTGTTTTACAATCTTGATAATAATTTTTTGCAAACTTTTTACCTTTACCTTTAAAATAGTTTACATTGTCAGCTGTATCTCCCATTATCATTTGTTCATAGAAGTTATATAATGCTTCTTCTTTGGTTATGTCTAATACTACTTTGTGTTTATAGTGATAGTTATACATTAAGCAAGGGAATTGTTTATAGTCCTTATCTATTGAAACAATCATTACATTATCTCTACCTGTATCATTGCTTATGTTATACCAATATCTAGCAACTAGATCATCTGTTTCTATTCCATAACCGAAAATACTATTGTAAGTGTCTTTAACGTATTGGTGCATATCGTGTAGTAATGGAGGCAGTTCTTGTTTCTTTCTGTTTGCTTTATATACTGGTGTTATTAGTTTTCTAAAGTTTCCTTTGCTCCCATTAAATGTAATGACTTTATCTATTTCGTATTGATCTTCTAAATCGTTTACAATCTTCATATATTGTTCATCAAATTTAGCAATAGAATCTTTTATATCTCTATAAAATAAATCATCATTTTCTTCATCTTTAGCCCTATAACAACTAGCAAAAACTAAGCTATCCGCGTCTATTAAAAGTATCATTGATTTTTATAAATTGTTTATTTTTTCTAAGGTGCCCTCAAAGTCGGGAATGTCTTTAACAAATGTTCCATTAATTATTTTTCCTGTCCTTTTGTTTATTACTTCATAAGCCGAATTAATACAATCTTCTATTTTTAATCCCTCGAGCTCTGCTAAATTAGTTAGTACCACCACTATATCCCCAATTGCATCTATTATTTCTGGTTTATCATCTTCAAGTAAAGCTTTTGCTAATTCACCCGCTTCTTCTTGAAATTTAATGTATTGGGTTTTTGAATCTCCTTCGGCTAATATCCCTTTGTCTTTTGCCCACCCTCTTATATTATCGAATATAGTAGTTTCCCCAGTTTCCGCGGCTTTTTCTAAGGGGGATCTATAAACATACCTTTTATTATCATTTTGAGATTTTACATTGTTATTAGTAACCCAATTTATTAATTTTTTAGTAAAGTATATTTTCTTATCATCGTAAGTTATATAATCAGGAAATTCAAATCCTGTTAACTCTTTGTCAAATGTGTTGTTTAATGTAATTGTTTTTTCTGTAATGTAAAATTTGTTTTTGATGTTCATAATTATATCTTTATAGGGTTTAGTGTCTTGTTTGTATTCGTGTTTAGCTTGTAATTCTAATTCTTTGTTTGATGCTTTATTAATGTTGTTTGTTTTATATAATATCTCATATTTATCATACCCCTGTTGTTTTATTACTCTCCCCTGCAAATCAGAGGTACACCCTATTTTAATTCCGGGAATATGGTATATATAAAACATTACTTTATTAATTCTGCTTTCATATATTTTCCGCTAATATAATTGTTTAATTTATAATCTTCATATCCCCCTAATAATCTAGGCAAGGTATAAGTTTTATTATTGCAATATTGTTTTACTTCATTAATATGAGTTTCATAAATATGAGCATCCGCTAAATTTAATCCTAATATATTTGGATGTAAATTACATTGATTAGCTATTGTAATTAAAAATAATGTCCCTACTATAATATCATATGGCAACCCTAAAAATAAATCTGAGCTTCTAAAATTCATTGTCATATTTAATTTATTATTTATTCTTACAAAATTAAATTGAGTAAAGCAACAGGGCAATGCTTGCTTGTCTAAATCACAGGGATTCCATAAGGTGATTATGGCTCTCCTAGAGTTATTCTTAATCTCTTTAATAACATATTCAACTTGATCTATTTGATTATTATAATTTTTAATTTGATGGCCGTAAACAAGCCCTAAATCATTAGTAGGAGTAAAGCTATTCCACCAGTTTATATTATTATCTTGCAAATATTTTAAATCAGTCCTTCCCTCAAACATCCATTTAAATTCTGCTAAAGCTTTTTCAAAAAATATCTTTTTACCCGTAACTATAGGAAATCCTAAATTTAAATCAATATTAATATTTTCATTAAATAATTTAAAAGTTTTAACATTTGTTCTGTTAGAAGTTAACTCTTTAGTATTTAAACATTTTAAAAGTAATTTTTTATATTGTTTTTCAAATAAACTCATAAAGTATCTTTGGTTTTTTGAATATATAAAATGGCATCCATTAATTCTTCTTGCAAATGGTTTAGCCATTCTTTTAGGGCAGAAGGGTCGTCTTCCATAGTAATACCATATTTTTTATAGCCTACATCAGATCTTGATATAAACTTATCTACTACTCTTTCAACGACGGGATCTCTAAATGTTATTTGTTTTTTATTTGCCATATGTAAATATATAACAAAATAATTTAATTAACGCAAAGTTTAGTAAACTAATTAAGATTTATTTTAGTTGCTTGATTTTCTTTTAAAAGATATACAGGTTTAAGTAATCTTTTCTTTGTCCATAGTGTAGTGTCAGGACAATACATTTCTTTAGGTTCTGGAAGTTCTATTGTGTTTAACCAATATAAAAAGTTTCCTTTAGGATCATTTACAAAATAAAGCTTAACTACTTCTTTATCCATTTTCATTAGAGCATCATATTTAAACTTTTCTAACATTTTTTTTTCATAGTATTTATTTCTGAATTTCATTTCTATAACACACGCGACACCTTTTTTAGTAAATCCACAAGCATCATAGTGTTTGAATCCATCACCAGTCCATTCTAAATTCCACCCATCAAAGTTTAAGAAATTAACTATTGTTTGTTCTAGCTTTTTTATTGATTCAATCCCCATTACTCCATATTAAATTAAGTTCTTGAATCCATTTGTTTATTGTTTTTGGCGAACAAGTACAAGGCTGGTAAAATTTATGCTTGTAATATTTTGCGTGCAGCTCACATACCAGTTTAAATTCTTCACGGCTAATGGTTGATTTTTTTGAAAGCCTAAAAGCTTCCCAGTCTTTAAAGTCATATGTATCAAATTTTACCATCTTTTAATTTTTAAATCATTTAGTTTTTTTCTGCGCTTATTACAGTTGCATTCAGTTCCCCTTATCTTGTGATAAGTATTAACAAGGAATTTAATTCCTGTATATGTTGTAAAGTGGTGTATTAAATCCCCTAGTTTCATAATAATTTTTTTAAATTTTTTTTAACTTTAACATATGTATTATATAACGAATGATAAGCTATCCCTGTTTTTCTTGAAAGTTGGGCTATACTTTCCCCCCCTTCAATTAATTCAAATACTTTTTTATTATACCAATACATTTTATTTAAACCTTCTTGTATTTTTTCATAAGCTTCATTATAGTTCACCCCAACGTCGTGGGGGGTGTCTTTTAATTCATTTATGTCTATAATATAAATATTCTTTTCTTTACGCTTTAAATCTAAAAATAATGATTTAAGTGTTTTAAATATATAATAATAATTATAATCAGTTTCCCCAAAATCAATATCCAACCCCTCCTTCAATTTTTTATCAATCTTAATATACATTTCCATTACAATATCTTCTGCTGTTTCTTTGTTACAACCAAACGAACAAACAATGTCAATCCAAATTTGGTGTTTTTTAAATATATCCGATAAGCTATTATTCATAATCTAGTTTTTTAATGGGTCATATAAATTTCCCACTATTTCAGGTAGTCCTATTTCGTTTACCTTAAAACTAAATGTTTCAAATGAATAACCCCTACTGCGTTTGCATTTAACGGTTATCCAATCTTTATTAACTGTATTTGCTTCTAGTTGTATTTGTGTTTCAGCTTTTTTCTCTAAAAAAGAACCAAGATGTCCTGTAGGTTTATCTGAACCAAAGTTAGAATGAATTACACACATAATATGAACTTTGTAATTAGCTGACCATTCCATAAGTTTTTGTACACAAGCATTAGATTCTTCTAAATTATTTACATCTGAAACCAAATCTGCGATTCCATCTATTATTAAAAGTCCTGCGTTCTTAACTTTGTGTTCTAAACAATATTCTATAAATTGTATTCTTTCTTTATAACCTATTGTTCTTAATCCAAATGTATAATAATTTTTTGAATAATCATTACTATTCATATCTAAAACCCTTTTAAACACCTTTTGACAGTGCCATTTTCCCTGTTCAGTGTCTATGTGTATTACATCCCTGTTTTCACGATGTCCTTTTAAATCACCTCCAAAATGATTTTTACCGCCTAAATAAACAGAAGTAAGTAATGATATAAGAAATGTTTTCTTTGTTTTTGGTGGAGCTTGTACAAAACTAAAGTTACCATATGTTCCTATAGGAATAGGTAATAGTAAATCTTTTGTGTTTGTTTTAAGTAATTTTTCTCCAAGTGATAAAGCAACTGGTGGATATTCAATAGATTCTTTAGGATCAACTTTACAATCTTCTTCAATAGATTGCATAATAAGATACTGTTCTGTTTGTTGTTCGTCTAGTCGTAATTGCATTTATATAAATATATAAAAAAAAGGGGTGTATTAGACCCCTTTGTTAAAAATAATTTCCTTAAAGATTAAAATGGCAAGTCATTATTTGCTTCAACTACAGTTTCAACTACAGCTTCTTTTTCAGCTAACTTGATAATTTCGTTATGCCAAACAACTTTTCCATTTCCTAAATAGTTTCTTTGGGCTTTAGCTTCACGTTCTTCTTTTGTTTGTGAATCCATAATAGCTACATTGTTTCCGAATCTAGTTTCATCATTTAAAGATATTGTAAGGTTGTAATATACAGCCCCATCTTTACCCTTAATGAATTTTTCTTTAGGTAGTTTATCTACTCTAATACTTGCATTGATAATTGCACTCATAATTTATTGTTTTTATTTATTAATTTAATTATTTATATTTTTTTTAAATTATCTTTTTTATAAAAAACTAGCGGTTTAAATTTTTTTATACCATTATTATTCTTGCCATCCCAAATTCGATGAATATTATCTAATTTTATAGTATAAAATCCTTCATATTGTGCTTTATGGTTAAATACAATCCAAACTTCTTTTTGTGTTTTTATTTGTATTTTTTTATATTCTTTAAAGTGTTTTAAATCAAAACCTGTTTCTATTATTCCGTTAGTAGTATTCCATTGTTTTTTACTTTTAACTTCAATATAAATACTTTTTTTATTTTCGTTATAACAATCTAAATCAGGTAAAGTTATTTTACCTTTTTTTGAAAGCAAGAAAGGAGCGTGTTCTTTATTAAATTGGTATAAAGGTAAAACAGTATAGCCAATATCTAATAATTTTAAAGCTACTTCTTTTTCTCCTTCTTCTCCAAACTTTAATAGTTCTTTAAAACTTTCCATCTTCTGCTCCATAAGTAAACCAATTTTCTCTTTTTTCTCTTGCAAAATAATCTAATTTATATCCAGCAGTCATATTATCAACTTTACTATAAAACGCTTCTGGCTTCCTGCTATGTTCTCGTCTTGGTTCTGTAATAATATCTCGTTCTCCTGAACCATTTAAAATTGGATTACCTTTAGTGGCAAGTAAACAAAATTCTACTTGCATTCTTATATTTCTACCCATACCCATTTTAACTTTATCCCATACTATCGTTGCTTTATAATTAAATCCCCAAGCATTTAATAAATCAAAAGAATCTTTTAAAAAAGCGTGAGTAGTCCAAAGAAATATAACACAATCATTTTTAGAAGGAATTTTTATTTTTTTTAATTCTTCTACTGTCATAGTAGGATAATCAACACCTCCACGATTGCCATTTTCTTCAAATGATTTAGAACTACTGCCTCCACGTTCTGAATATTCCCAAGGCGGATCAATCGCTATTATATCATATAAACCATTTGGAGCTTTTAAACCTTTAGAAATTTCTTCTTTAATTTCTTCTATTTTTTCAAGTCTACTTTTTTTCTTTTCTTCTTTCTTAATTTCTTGATAAGCTGAATTAATACTTACTTCGCCTGTAGATAGTTTTGCTTTTACTTCTTCACTTGCTTGTGCTTGTATCTTTTTTACTTTATCTAAAGTACCGTGTGATACGTTAGCTACTTTTGAAAGTTCTTGTCTTGTGTTAGGTTTTGCTAATGTTGGCAACACCTCACCAGTATTTCTAAAATGTGAAACTTTTTCAGATTTACTTTCTTTAGCCTTTTTACTAAACACTTCTTCAAGTTGTAATGCTAAAACACTTCTTTGGTAATTGCTTAAATTTCTTCTTCCAAATTGGTTTAAAATCATCCATTCTTTTACATCTTCTTCATCTTGAAAATGCTTTGTTTCTGTTTGAATTTCTAAATTCCACTTCAAAGATATTTCATAACGGTTATGACCATCTATAATAAAATCATTCCAAATAAGTATTTTTTCTCTAATACCTTCAGCTATACAATTATTTTCTAATTGTTTATATTCTTCATTAGTTAAAGCTGGTATTAACTTTTTAAATTCTTCTTTTATTTTTACCAATTTATTGATTTTTAATAATTAATTCTTCTTTGCTTGATTTATTCTTAAATGATTCAGATTCATCTTCTGACATTACACCAAGTTCATAAAAGCCTGATAGTTTTAATACACCTCTACTCATAGCACGTTTTTCTGCCATTTCAGCTACATACCAAGAATTGGTAGAACCATCTTTAAAACCTACACCTTTCAATGCACTTCCAAATGTTTCTATTCTAGAATCTCCTTTTGTTGCAATAGCTTTAAATACTGCAAAGTTAGGTTCGCATTTAATAACATCATAAGTAATGTTAATTTGTGCTTTAGCTTGAATAGCGTCTATTCCCG